ATTTTGAGGACGCAAATTGCGACCTCAAGTCTAACATCACAAAATGCGTCCTCAAATTGGGGTGGTCGTCGCTATCCGCCCTTTGCCTTTACGGAAATGGGGGGGGGTTGCAATGCTTTCGAGCGTGTTGCGCAGTGAGACAGCCATACGAGTAAATAGGGCTATTATGCGGGCTTTCGTAGCGATGCGCAACTACATCATGACCACGACGACAGTAACGGCAGAATTGGCCGAAATTCGGGCACGGCTGGCGTTGTTGGAGCAGACGGGCAAGGACAACGCCGAAGCGGTCAGCGATTTGTCGGAGGATATGCGCCAGGAGTTGGACAATATCTACGAGGCAATTGCGGCACTCTCCGTGAAAGTTCCGCAGGCGCGCAAATCCCCTCAGCCAATCGGGTTCAAAAAAATAGGAGTTTGTTTTGTATGAGCTCCGTATTATGTCGAGTTTGTGTCGAAATTGTGTACCGGAAACCGAAATTCATACACAGATGAACTACTCGAAAGACGGCATCACGGTTGCTCCTATGCTTGATGTCTCGCATCCGAAAAAGTCCGGCAAGTGTCCCGTAAAAATTCGCGTCACCCACAGACGCACCCGATGGTACTACCCCACTGGAAAGGATTTGACGCCGGAGGAGTGGTCGGCACTGTCGACGACGAAAGCCCGCGCAATGGTATCGATCCGCAAAGACATCGAGAGCAGCTACCAAATCGTTCGGGCGGCCGTTGAGGAGCTGGCCACGGCGGGAGCGTTTACGTTCGACGCCCTAAACTGTCGGCTGAAAGGCGCGGCATCCGACACGGTGAATACCGCATTCAGGGCAAAAATGGACGAACTGAAAGCCGCGGGGCGTGTCGGTAGTATGGTAGCATACCGCGGCGCCCTCCTCGGTATAGAACGGTTCGCAGGGGCGCACATTCCATTCGATGCCGTCACCCCGTCGTGGCTGGGGAAATACGTGGCGTTCCTTTCATCCGAGGGTAAAACACAGACAACTGCCGCAATCCACCTGCGGCACCCGCGGGCGATCCTCAACGAGGCACGCAGGCAGGGAATTGTCAAGGAGGCACAGTACCCGTTCGGGCGGGGTCGTTTTGAAATACAGGAAGGCGAAGGGCGCAAAATGGCCCTTACGTTGGAGCAGATAGGACAGATCGCCCGATACGACGACGGAAGCGATGCAACGGCCAAATACCGCGATTATTGGCTGTTCCTGTACTTGTGCAACGGGATCAACGTCGCGGATTTCGTGCGGTTGAGGTATCGGGACATCGTAAACGGGGAAATCTGTTTCGTGCGGCAAAAGACGGCACGGACGACAAGAACCCGCAAGGAGATACGGGTAGTAGTGACCGACCGAATGCTGGCTATTATCGACCGCTGGGGAAATCCTCCGGCTCCGGATCGGTTCATCTTTCCGGTATTGGACGGGGCGGAAGATGCGATGCGGCAGAAGTTGAAAACACAGTATTTGACGCGGGCGATCAACAAACGAATGGCGACAATCGGCGAAGATCTCGGAATCGGTAATATCTCGACCTACACGGCGCGCCACTCCTTCGCTACGGTATTGAAACGCGCCGGCGCAAACATTGCCTATATTTCGGAATCGCTGGGGCACAATGACCTGAAAACAACGGAAAACTACCTCGCCAGTTTCGAGCGGGAGGAACGGGTAAAGAATGCGGAACTATTAACGAAATTCTAAGGATTCCGCCACAACACCCATCCAATCTTACCACCAATGCATTGTTCTTCTCGGACAGGATCGTACCCTATTGTGACCTCACCGCTCCATCGGCCTCTCGTATAGCGTCCGTAGACGCCCGCCCACTGGTTGTATAGATCGATTCCGAGGGCGAGTCCCATTTCCCAGCGCGGCGGCCGCACCTCGGTATGCAGTTTTGTAACCGTAATCTCACGGAAAACCGGCTTTACTACGGCCGCAGCCCGCAACAGCCGATTTTCTCCTACGGTCGCATCGACAAGGAATGTTCCGGTCGAATCGGCGGAGAAATCCAGCCGGTAATCCCGTTCGAGCAGATAGTCGGCGATGATCGCGGCTGTATCTACACTCATGTATTTCCATACCGTATCGGCCGGTTCGCGCACCGCGACCGGATAAGGTTCCCGAATGGTGTCGTACACGGGAACCGGCCACGGCACCCATCGGGTAACGGTGCTGTCGCGCATTTCGACGGAAGCCGCCCCGCGGCGGTAGCCCCAGCCGAAAAACAGTGAACCGACGATGAGCACGGCCAACAAGTATGCGAGCAGTCGTCTCACAGATGCAACACCTGCCTTCGGTTCTTCCCGTCGGCACGGTATGAAATATGGATCCAGCGGCCCCGATTCTCGTCGATGAGCTGGTCGAAGGGGATCGCGCTGGCTGCGATGCGTTCGAACAGCCGCAGATTATCCGCGACGCTGCCGGTGGTGATGTCGGCCGCTTCGCCCTTCATGTGCTGACTTGCCGCAGCTCCGCCGACGGCTGCGTTGAGCGCCGGCGATCGGTAGCCGCTGTTCACGCCGATCGGCTTGCCCCAAAGTTCGCGCACGGGATCGAGGCATTCGTCCATCAGCGCATTGAGCCGGCGAATGACGTCGTGCGACGGCGCGTTGTCGATGCTGCGCGCTGCGGCCGTATCGGAACGCAGCAATTCGGAAAGGGTGAAATACGTTGCCATACCTATCCTTTCATTCGGTCATACCACATCTTTGCCTGCCAGCCTGCGGCGGCTCCTGCGGCCGCCCCGAATCCTGCGCAGAGCGTCGCCGTGGTGCGGATGCCGCTCGGCAGGAGATTGAACAGAACGACCAGCGCAATGACGGCGGCCGACACGCAGAGCGCGATTTTGACTTGCTTTTTCATGGTTTTTACAGTACTAAGGTTAAAACAATATATGTTATCGATACTCGGGCAGCAGGTATTGGATGTTCATGGCCGCCGTGTGCATGATCTCCCGCGCATTCTCCTCCGATACGGACAGCGGGCGGGTGAACTCGCAGAAGATGCTGCCTATCCAGTCGTGGCGGTTGTCGTTGAGCCGTTTGATGATGGCCGCCCGACATCCGTAACTCGAAAGGATGGACTTCGCATATTCGTCGTTCACCTGCTCGTCGATGTCCGTGATGTAGAGGAAGAGGTTCTTCACCAGATCGCTGCTGAACTTCGGCACCTCCGAAATCGGAAGGCCCTGCATGTGCGGTTTCATCGGTTCCACCCCTTTGCGCTTGACCTCGTAATAGACGGACAGCAGGCTTTCGTTGCCGAGCGGATGCGGCTGTACGATATAGACCCGATCGGCATCCAGCTCGTGCAAAACGCTCCACAACTCACCGTATACGATAGACGAATTGTCGGCCCGACGGATACTTTTCGTCTCTTCGTCCTTTTTGAACTTCTCGATTTTCAGGTCGGTCAGCTTGTTTTTGCTGTACTGGTTATAGGCGAACCACGCAGCGATAATAGTTCCGAGGGCACTGATGATTGCGGGGAGGTATTCCATAGCGATTTCAAAGGTTAGGCGTCGTGTACATGCAGTGATTCCACCTCTTCGCGCTGCGCCACCCGCTCGGCTTCGAGCTCGGCGAGGGTCAGTTCGTTACGGTTGTACTCCTCTTCTATCTGCCGGCGTTCGTCGTCTGTCAGCGACAGAATTTCCGAATCGGGCGGAAACAGAATGCCGGAATCCGTGTAGTTCCATTTTTCCAATCCCCGTTCATCGGTAATCTTTCCCCCGTACAGGTTGCACAGGACGCTGCCGTCCTCCACGATTTGCATCGCTTCCGCCTCGCTATAAGGCGGGAAATCGATCTTCTTTCTCATACCCCTAAATATTTACATATTACTCTTACTCGCATACCTCCGGACGTTGTATTTCCTGTCGCCATAACTTTAAGACATTGGGCAATAGGGTTTATCGTAATACCTGTCCCATTATATACGGATTTGTTACCGGCGGCGGAGGCTGAATATACGGCTCGTGCGTTATAGATCGTCGCGCCGTATATGAACGCCCGTTCATCCGTCCAGTTTTGCACGGTGACATTTGTCAATGCAGACGCATTGTAATTATAAACGGCCACGGCCAGAACCACATATCCTCTCGGTACGTCGATCCGTTTATTGGCTGTTCCTTCGGCAATATTGGTAAAGAATATACCGCTGTCTATGACTATTTCGCCTTGATTCGGGACACTTTGATACGACAGTTCTGCCGTGCCGCCCGTTGCGGTCGGAACATACGGCAGATCGAGGCCCGCGCCCGACGTGTCGCGCCACTTGTCTGCCAACAAACCGGCGGCGATGTATTCGGCGACAAGTCCAGTGCGCATCTCACCCGACAGAGGCAGCATATACCGTTCGGGCTCGCCGCCGTTCCTCAGCGTGGCGACCTCCGAGGCCGTAAGGGCGTAATTGAAGATGCGATGAAAACGGACAATTCCTTTGAAAATGTAAGCCGAGGTAAGCCGGCCGACGATATACACATTCGCATTTTGATAATTGGGAAAAACAGATGTCTGATTTGTCAGGACTCCATTTACATATACTTTCCCCGTTGTATTCGCAACATCCACCGAAAGTAGCACATGGTATGATGTTTCAGGAGACACCCGACCCGCATTCATTAACTGTGACCCTATGTACGCATATATCGATCCATTAGAGACGAACAGTTGAACGTTGCTTTGGGAGCCCCTTGCAGTCGTAAATAGCCTTTGATCCGTAGTTACGTCATCTCCTGTCGTGAAACATATTTCATGTGTCCGATCCCCTTCGAACAACAATGCCGGAGCGTCTGACGAAAAATATCCATCCGAGGTATTTACTCCCGTCTGACGCCCCTGCAAAGGGGCTATCTGCGACGATTTGATATATCCCGTCGCGGAGTCGAGGTCGGCTTTGCCGGCGAGTGCATCGGGAATATCCGATACGGACACAGAGGTACGCATCGCCGAAAAGGTGCCTCCTGACTCTGTAATGGTCAATGCAATGTATTTCCCCGAAGATATATATTCGATTTCGAGTGTTATTTTCGGTGGCAGACCAACACTCCTATTTACATCTACTATCACAGGAATAGATGCATTCCTGTTCGCCGCAGCGGGATCGGTCGACACAACGACGATACAGTTTCGCCTGAGCAACTTCGAGCATAACTTTCTGAATGCATCTACACCCCCGACGGCCGCACTGATCTCTTCGCTCGTACTGTCGCTATCGATGCCGAGATAACCGGAGGGAAGGGCCGTGTTGTTGAGCAGATCGGCCCACTCCATCGATGATGCCGTATACGGCAGTCTCGATAAGGTAAATGTTTCCGATGTCAACGTAAGACTGGACGGGAGCACGTATGTCTGCGATGCATAATATCCGATGACGGCCTTCGTATCGGCATGCACTCCATATCCTGACGGTACGAGGTATTGTCCTCCGTTATCGGGAATCCTGACAACAGGTACCGTGTGAATCGGATCCGCAACGATCTGATCGTATGCTGCCGCGATTTCAGAGGCAGACATATCGGGCAGATATCTGTCGTCTATGGGGCCGGCTTTGGTCAACAACACCACAGGGGTTGTGTTCCCCAGAAACTCGGCGATCTGGTCGAGCGTGGCGAAGGTGGACATGCTATCCCCGTCCTGAATCTCCAACGCAACCGCACCGTTCAGGGTCTGAGCTTGCTGTAAGTCTTTGATCTTATAATTTGCCATAGTGTCATTCGGTTTTGGGTAGATCGCCCAGACGCAGGAAATCGTGTACGTTGGACGGATGTTGTCTGAGATGATGCCGAGCCGCTGCGGCCGTCAGATTCAAGTGTGTGTAGAGTTTTCCGCGATAGCGGATCACGACGCCGGATTTGAGCATGTAACCGCCGTTTGCGCCTTTCTGCTCCTTCCGCAAATAGGAGGCGATCATCGCGGCCGCATCACGGAACCGGTTGGGACACCGGCCGCTGAAATCGGAAAGCATCGGACGCCCGAACACTTCCCGATAATCCGATTCGATCCGCTTCTTCTCTTCCATGCACAGAGAGGTGCCCGATGCGCACCTCTCCATGTACCAGTCCAACGGTTGCATACCCCCTACTCGGCCGGAGTACACAATGCTTCCAGCGCGGCGCGAGAAGCGTCGATACCGCCGGCGTCGAAGAAGATCTGCGGCGTCGGTGCGTTCTGCTCGATCAGGTCGCCGCCCCAACCTCCGTTGTAGCCGTCGCCGTACTTGTCGAGCGTCGCGTTCTGCATCGATGCGCCCTGTTCGTAGCCGATCACACAGAACGCCTGGCTGCCGTCCGCACCCTTCGCCTTGTTCTCGTAGACAGCGACCCAGTCCTCGTTCTTGAACGCCTCGATGTTCCGCGAGTTCGCGGGGCTGTCGGCCAGCATACGCAGCGGCAGCGTCTTGTTGATGGCGATGCCGATTTCGGCGTTCTGATCCTCGTAGATCAGCCCGTTGTAGGGCGTTTTGGAGGGAATCGAGAACCGATAGGCCCTCTTGCCGGATTTGAGTGCGATCTTGGTGATCTTCGGTTTGGTGTAGGTCGTCGCCGATTCGTCCAGATCGGACTTCTTGATAAGATAGGCAATCTTCTCGACGCCCACCCCATAGACCGTGTTGCAATCTTGCAGGATATCGCCTGCCAGATCATTGATACATTCTGCCATTGTTTTTTAATTTATTATAAAAGGGTTAATTCGTGTTTGAAGCAAATATAGGATACGCAGGAAGGGTTCCTCCGAACTTTTCGCTGTTTTTTACCTTTTGCGTCCGGCGTAGCGCGCCGTCTCATCCTGCACCTTGACCCGCCGCTGACCGTTGTTTATATCCCTGACCGTCACGACAGGGTTCGGAAGCCGGCGCATCACGCGCTCGAACATCTGTTCCATCTGACGCATCCCCGAACTCTTCTCCGGAAGATGCCGCGTCGGAATGGCGTTGCCGCCGCTCGACACGTTCATCATCGAGAGCACCGGCCCCCAATCCACGACTGCACGGGCCGTCATCACGGCCTCGCCGTTGGACAGCCGCGCAGGGATGCTGTCGCTCGTACCCGTGCCGGGGCCGGTCACAAGACCGCCGCGGGCAAATTTCGGCGTAACCGGTTTCTCGGCTTGATTCAAAACTTGGTACGCCTGCGCAATAGCGGAAAGGACAGCCGCAATCGCAGCCGCCATTTTGATCGGCCGCGCGGCATTGCCTGCAATCGCTTCGGAGATCGCCAACGCCGTATTGACACCGATATTGAACAGCGCCAGCAGTTTTGCGAACTCGGCAAACTCCGCATTATCTTCAGCCAGCGTATTGAACAGATTGGCTGCCGCACCGCTGATCGTCGACATCGCCGTCAATGTGGTGTTTAGCTGATATTCGGCCTGCTCTTTGGTAATTCTTGCCGTCTCCAATTTCGCATCCTGAACCGCCATTTCACCATTGAGGACGGCCGTCTGGTATGCAACATCCGAATCATACAGAGATTCTTTCGTTGCTTCGTCCATACTCAGCAATGCCTGGTATTTATCCATAGCGATGCGAAGCTCCTCCTGCGCGATCGCCCGCTGCGCGGAGAGACGTTTCCCATTATCCTCGCTTTTCAGGTCGGAATAGTTCTCGTTCTTGACTTGCGCACGAGCCAGGGCGTCCATCTGGGCATCCATACCGAGGCGGGCCCTGATGCGCGCTTCCTCACGCGCCAACTCCTTGCGCAACGCCTCCTCGCTGTATTTTGCCTCGACGGATATTCGGTCTTTCTGATACTTTTCGTCAAGAGCCAATATCCGTTTGTTCAGCGTCTCTTTCTCTTGAAGGAGCCACGCCGCCTGCTCTCCTTCGGCGGTTTTCAGCAGGATGTCGATCTCGCTGATTCGCTTTTCTGCCGATTTTTTCGCAACCGAGTTTTGCTCAGAAATGCTTTTTAACTCGCTCTCTTTCGTCTTGGTACGCATCTGCTGGACGAGTCGGAAATAATCCTTCTCCGCTTTGAGGGCCGCATCTTTCGCTTCCTTGATGGCTTTGGCGCGGGTTTTGGCGGTTTGGGTTGCTTTTGCATCGGTTTCATTCAGACGTTCTTGCAATTCCCGCAGAGCGGATTTTTCCTGAGCATCTAGACGTTTTAACCCCGCTTCCATTTCTGCAAGTTTGTCGTTTGTCTCAACTGAATTCTTAGTCGGTTCGGCACTTAATTTCGCGATCTCGAAATCCAACTGGGCGATGTCCTTTTTGATTCCGAACATTTCCCGCGTCTTGTCTATTGCTTCCTGTGCATATTTTGCACGTTCCGCATCCGAGTTTTTCAATTTATCGTTCGATTTCAGCCGCGCCTCCGCTATTTCCGCTTCGAGTTCTGCAATCCTTACGACGCCTTCCCTGTATTTGATGTTTCGTTCTTCCTGTTTAGCGGCTAACTCGTTGAATGTTTTCTGTAATTTATCGGCTTCTTCTCTCTGGCTTGTAAAAAGCCCAGGAGTCTCATAAGGGCCTACCTTCACAAAATCCTTCAGATAGATTTTTAACTTTGTCCAGAAAATCTTAAATTTCGATGTCGTATTGACGATCGATTCGCCCATCCTGTCTATGGTATTGGTGTAGGCTGCATTCCACGCATCGGCTGCGGACATCGCCCTCTGATATTTATAAAACAACTCTTCGTTCTCCTGAATACGGGCATTTACTTCCCGAATGGAAAACGATAGCGCCTGATAGCTGGCATAGATAGCAGCAATAGCAGCTCCGATAGGTGTAGCAATGAATGCCGCCATCTGTTTAACAAGAGACCCAATGGCACCTGCTGCACCCTTAATGACATTCGTAATGCCTCCCGCATTTTGAGCCGTTTGCGCAAGTTGTAGCAAGAAATTGTTTCCAATAGGAAGCGTGTTCTGAATGGCATTCTCATAATTGCCGACATTCGAACGATAATCGCCGATTGCGGCCTCCGCCTCTTTAACGGCGTCACGCTGGGCTTTGATATGATCTACCAACGCTTTCCCGCTGGCGCTTTCGCGTTCGGCGGCCGATAACCTTCCATACTGCGCAATAAGGCCGTTCAGATTCGCGCGTAGTTGATTCAAAGACCCGTCAAGCTCTTTTTCGACCTTAATGTTATTTTGAATCTCTTTTTCATACTGTCTTTGTTCATCCGTCAAGGCTTTTGTGGTAGACTTCAATTCTAATTGTGCCTTTTTATAATCGGACAGCGAAATCTGGCCGGTCTCGTACTCTTTTTTGAGGTCGGTCAAAATCTTCTTATTGTCTTCAATCGCTTCGTTGGCTTTTACCCAACCCTGAACGAGTTCCTTATAATTGAAGCGAATATTAATAATCTTATCGATCGAATCTTGTGTAGCCATAATTTTATAGTTTCTTGTTTTTGCATATCTTTGTTCTCAACCAAATCTCAAATCATCATGGCTGACATCTATGCAATCATCGGAATCGTAATGCTGATATTCGGCATTCTGCAAATCGTTCTTTTCTTCAAACTCTGGGGAATGACGAACGATGTACGGCGACTTACGGAACATTTTCTGAAATCAGATGAAAATGAGAATATAAACCTTCCTTTTAAAGAAAAAGATGGATCCGGCGATCTCATAGTAGGCATCGTGATTACTCTTATCGGTATTTTAATCATTGCTATTCTATTTTTTACAGTTTAATCAATTTGCACTCGCATATACCGTCCTCACCGGTCGTGACGGAGTAGATGGCGAAATAGCATCCGTACACGTCGAGGTAAACCCGCCGCGTATAGTCGAGATTGTAGATGTCGGCCACGGTCAGTTTGACGTAGACCGTAATCATGCGGAACTTTTTCAGTATCCGCTGGTAGCCTGCATACCGTTTCGCCACGATACCCTCCGACCCGCCGAAATACATCGTGCGGGGGAATAGGCCGTGCCTGTAACGACCTACCGTACCGTTTCCGTCTTCAATCGTCGTATTCACATCGGCAAGAATACGGGCAGAAGGAGCAGAGTAATTTACCTTCTTTGCTCCGTTGACTGTCTGTTCCTCATAGCAAGGCACAAAAGCGAATGTCCAATCGGAGTGATCCGTATTCCAACCTGCTCTATTGGTCGAAGCCGAGAAATCCAACGATACCAATTCATTCTCCCGCTCGATGTTCTCGTTGTCGATGGAGATGATACCCTGCGTGTTCAACATCTCGGCATCCTCGTCGTTGTCGTAGTCGAGCGTGTTGGTCTGGGCATAATCCCCTATCGTGGACTCCGTCCTCTCCGGCCGCCAGATTTCGCCCCGATCGTTCAGAATCACTTTGCGGCTCCAATCCTGAATCGTTGCGTCGAGATGACTGTTGACGATTCGTCTGTCGGTTTGCGTGTTCGGCGTCCGGTTGTCTCCCGAATCGACGATGCGGTAGTCGTAGTCGATCGTGCCCGTCGAATTATAGAACTGATCGGGCGACATCATGCGGATCGTATTGCTATCCGAACTGTCCGGATAGGCGAGAAGTCCGGCCATTGTCATCAATGCCGACAGGAACTCCGCGTGCGTCATATCCGGCAGGTTCTCAGCTATCGGAAACGGAGAGGGGAATTGGATGTCGTCGAAATGGGGCGTGATAATAAATTTCGCTGCAACTGTAAACTCATCACTTGTCGTTGCGTCAATTGTGACGGCGTTACTTAGAATCCATCGAACTGTATCGTAGTCTTCGACATTTACCTCGACATTATTAAATAGATCGGGTTTCACGCCGAAACGAATCCCGGACCCCGTGTCGATACCTTCCACCGATAGTAACACTTCCGATGTCCCATTTCCCGAGTCTCCTCTAAGTTTTAACGTCGGCGATGCCGACGCTGCCCGCATACCGGGGAAAAAGACGGCGGATGAATAGCTAATGATGGATACATCAATAGTCTTGGTGGACGAGACATCGATCGCATAATTCTGGTCTATCAAAATGGACCGCTTGTCGGATACTATTTCTCTAAATTTTAACCCAGTATTACTGGAACTGGAATTACCATAATGCGCGGAACTTGCCTCGAACCGATCCGAATACCAACTATCGGGCCCCGAGTTTTTCGACACGAGCGGAACGATCATCGGATGTTTGTCGCTGGTTTGGCTCAAACGGGTTATATTCTCTATCGTGATACCGTGATATTTCTGTATGGCATCCAAGATCGCGGATACTTGTACGGACGGATGCGAATAATTGATATTACGTCCTGCCCCGAAATCAATCTGGATAAATCCTGCCAATGTCGTTTCATTTGGATCTACATATTTTGTATTCTCATTCCACTCGACATAATCCGCTCCCGCCACCTCGATGATCTGCTCGCGCAGATCGTGCAGCGAAGCGTCGAACAACGGCTGAAAGTTGTCGATGTTGCCCCACACGAGTGTGATGTTGATCGTGTCGGTTACGTCCGTAACCATCGCATACCCCCGCGTGAAGATCGGGAATCCGCCGAGGTAGTACGCTGCCGAATGCTTCCTGTATGCCGCCGAATCGTCCAAGATGTCGATGCGGTCGATCAGACCGAAGGCCTTGCGGTTGCGGGGTGTCAGTGGCAGATTGATCTCCGCGCTGCGGTTGCTCTGGATCACGTCGAGATCGTTGAAGACCGGCGACTGGAAGATCAGCGACGGCGTATCTTCCAGATCGCACAACTGACCGTTTATGTAGAGCTCCTTCGTCATAGCGTCAAGTGCTTTATCGAAAGTCCTACCACGCAGTCCTGCATGCAGGCATTCGTCCGCGAGATGTCGCCGTCTTCGACATAGGCGTCGATCCACACCTTCCGCCGGGCGTCGTACAGCTGCACCTCCCGTCCGGAGAGAATCGATGCGCACAGGTCGAACAGTTCACGGTCGACCAGTCCGCTATGGAGCGTATGGGTCGTGGTCGCCGTGATCGTGCGGTGGCGTTCGGGTGTCAGTTTCTCGGAGAGCGTTTCGAAGGTCTCGTCTTCGGATACGTCGTCGACGCGCTCGGTCGGATGCCAGAGAAAGTAACGCATCAATCCCGTTGCATCGCGCCAGCGCACGAACGATCCGCTGTCGCAAGGATTCACCACGACCGTCAGACGCGCGCTCTTCACGGCGCCGGTCGTGCCGCCCGTCGAGACGATCAACTGCCGCTCGCCGCCTCCGAATTCGCGGAAGAAGGTCATCGGAAGGAAGAACACGGGATCGACACGCGAATAGACCTCCCGCCGGCCGCTGTCGGCATCGGTGAAAGCGAAGTCCTGCATGGCGCCCGTATAGGAGTTGACGAGGATCTGCTCGCTGTAATCGAACGCCGGAAAGACCACGATCTTCGACGGCTGGGGCCAGCTGATCGGGGTATCGGCCTGCGCATTGTTCGTCATCGCGCGCGCCGACGCCCCTTTGAGCAGATAGAGCGGCGACGAGGCAATCGTCCGCCCGTCTACTTCGAGGCTGATCGTCGTTTGCGCATTCCCGTCCTGTGCGATGATTTCGAACAGATCGTCCATCGGGAATACGGCCGAACCGTTGATGATCGAACGCACCAACGTATAGCCGCCGACTTTGACAACGGCCGCATTGTATGTCGGCGCTTCGCTGACTCCGACCGTATTGTAGTTTCTCGCCAGCGAAATGGCGGGTGTTAATCTATATTTAAGCATAATCACTGATTGTTTCATTCAACATCGTAAACACGCTGCGGTCGAGCTGCTCGGAGAGTTGCCGGTCGATGTCGTCCACGGCCGGCTGCAACAGGTCGAACAGAATCTCCGTACCGCCGCCCTCGCGGTAGAGCACCGTGCCCTTGCTCCATACGTTCGCCGCCACGGCGTAGGCGTCGATCTCCTCGATGCCGTAGAGCCCCTCTTTGGCCTGCGCCCATCGTTCGATCGCAAGGAGAAAGGCATCGAAGGAGGCGTATTGCGCCTGCACATCGCCCGCAGAATACCCCTCATCGACGCCGGCGATCCCCTGCCGGCCGACGAACGCCGCTTCGAAACCGTCGTCGTTCTGTTCGACCTGCGTTTGGAGCGATGCCGCCGTCGCGCCCGTGGCCCATTCCGGCACGCCGAGGCTGTTGACCCGCTTTCCGCTGCTGCCCGTCTTCGTTTGCAGATTCGCCACGACCTGCGTGCGCAGCGTATCGAACCGCGCTTCGCACACCTCGATGAATCGCTGCGGATCGAAATAGCGCAGTATCTTGTCGATCCTATCCATTGTTGCAGGTCGAATAGGTCATCGTCGCCTCGCATTCGACTCCGCAGACCAGCTGATCGAATCGGGCGGCGAACGGGGTGATCTTCGTGACCTGCACCTCGACTCCTCGATCCCGCAATGCCTCGAAAAACTCCGCCGAGCGGTCGATCATCTCCTCGACGATCGGCATGACCTGCGTCGCGGTATCGGGTTCCGCTTCGCCGAGGTCGCCGCAGAAGAGGAACTTCGAGGCGCGCTTGTAGACGCCATCGAGATCCGTCGGCGTGATCATCTCGAAGAATTGCCGCACGACGACCGGATACTCCGTGATCGTTCCCAGGATGTAGTTCGTCTCTTTAAGGCGGGCATAGATATACGAACCGAAGCCGCACGCCCCGGCGGCCTTGTCGATATGGTCGTTCAGCGAGTTTATCTTCACTCCCACGATACGGCGGGCCGGCGGCGTCTGCCCGACGACCCTGTACTCGTATTTCTTGTTGTCGGTCATCTTCTTTTGATTTTAGAGGTTTGTATCCTGCTGAGATTGCGCTGCTCGATCACGTCGTTCGTCGTCGACTCGAAGGCTTCGTAGACGACGCTCCACTCCATGCCGTAGACCGACGCGGGCGATACGGCGCCGTTCATGATCTGCACGTACTTGCGCACCACGGCGGCGATGCCTCGGTCGGGGCGGTCGATCTGCGCCTGCCGCTCCTCGTCGGTCGGTTCGATTTTCAGATCGGCGAATCTCTTCGAGATGGCCGCGAGCGTGTCCATGCAGTGCAGAAAGTAGCGGTACGCACGGATGAACCGCAAATCCGCGACCTTCTCTTTCGGGATGCCGAGCATTTGCGACAACACGTTGACGAAGTAATCGGTGGAGCGGTTCGTCGCGTTCAGCACCGCCAGATCGCGCATCGTCATGTGTTTCGGATCGCGGGCCGCAATACGCCTGTCCGGCAGCCACCGCCGATGCAGTACGCAGCATTCCGGTTCCGCCCATCTCCTGATCTCTTCTGCAAACCTACAGCTTTCGAGGTTGAACAATGCCGCCCTGCCGATGATGATGTCCCGAACGGTGTCGGTCGATTTGACGATCATAATCCGAATAAGTTTGCGGGTTCGAAAATTGCCGAACAATAGTCCGGCACGGCCCCCAGTTCGACGAGCTTCGGCCGCAGGACGCAGCATTGGCGCACCATATCGTTCCAAACCTCTATGGCACGGATGCGCGGACTCGCTTCGTCCGAATATTCCCCACGCTGCACCTTCTCGCCGGCCGGTGTGCCGACCGTAGTATGCGTGCGCAGCCAGTAGAAATAGACATAGTTCGCAATGGGCGAGGTCTTGACCGCTTCGTTTCTGAGCAGCGCAACGATCTGCGGATTCTCCTCCGCCGTCTCTGCCAGTGCCTCACCCAGCAGATTGCGGAGGAATCTCGGCTCGTAAATGGCGATGTAGGAGTTCGCCGAATCGATGAGTGCCTGAGCGAGCGCCGTTGGCTTGTCGTCCTTCCGATTGGCGATGCCGGAGATGTAGATCGGATCCTTTTCGAAATAGGTATTGTCGATAATCATGGAAAATGTATTTAGCGGGCGCAGGGGCGATCAAACCCCTGCGTCCTGAAATTACTTCACCGTTTCTCGGTGGCGCGGCCCAACTTGATGAGCGTCTTGGCATGTACGGGATGCACCTCATAGGCTTTGCCCTTCTCCAGCGTATTGCCGGGGCCGCCGGTTCCGTAGACCGTCACGCGATCGTTGAAGTCCACATTAGTCTTTTCTTCTTTCGTTTCCATATTCTTGTTCGTTTAACGTGTTTGACTTAGGCTGCCACCTTCGAAGACTTGGCAGCCGGTTTCTGCAAGGCGGCGATAATGGTCGCAAACGCGCCTTTGACGAACGCCCCCTGATCGACCGATGCGAAGTACGAGTGCAGACGCTCCTCGCAGATGACCGTGAAGAGATTCTTCTGGAAGTCGTCGTCGACCCACCCGAATTCGACGCGAATGCCTTTGTACGGGCGAACGTTCCATTTGCTCGTATCGGCAACGAGGAAATCGCCGGCCTCGACGTAGGTCGATTCCACGATCTCCACCCCGCGGATGAGCCGGAACAGCTCGTCCGAGATGTAGTGACCCGTCGAATCCTTCGTCAGGTCGATGGAGGCCCGATCCGAAGGGTTGAGCATCACCACGTCGGGATAGAAGTTCAGGTTCCGCATCTGGAGGATCGCTGCGCGGATCGCATCGGCCTTGTTCGCCATTTCGACCGTCCCGTCGAGCGCGGTGGTCGTATAGGTGGCAGCAGCCGTAAAGATGCCTTTGAGATTCACGCCCGTGCCGTCACCGGTGAGCAGCTGTTTCGTGCGTTCCTGAACGAGCGACGTGCGCAGCATGTTGTCGATCTCCGACTGCATATAGTCGAAATCGTCGCGCATCTCGTAGGAGATTTTGGCCGATACGGCCACTTTCTTCGCCGTCGACGTCTCAGGGACATACGACCAGTCCATAGCGGGCTTCAAGGCCCCCTCGGCGATGAATGCAGGAGCGCCGTTGCCGGGCTTGCGATCCACCCACGTGATATTGGGCGAGTTGGTCGAGCCCTTGAACAACCGTTCTACGACGCGCGTGTCTTCGCTCGGCGCGTAATGAATCGTGCGGTCTACTTCGGTGTTGAGCGCTGCAACCGCCGCGGTATTGGCCGCCACGGTGATCGTCGTAGCCGCCGCTTTGATCTCCAGTTCGAGCGCCGTATTGCGTTTCTCCGCGAAAGCGCGTTTCGCCTCGTCGCTCGAAAGGAACGCCTTGATCTGCTCGCGGATCGTGCGGCCCTTTCCGGCGCTACCGCTCATCGAACGGCGGATCTCGCTCCCCTGCTCCTTGAGAGCCTTCTCGATCTCCTCGATCTTCTCGGCCGACACGCCCAGTTTCCCGAGCGACGATTTTACCGACTCGACGATCTCTTCCTCCGATTTGATCCCCTCGGCCAGCATTTCGAGCTGGTCGTTGATGTGCTTGCCGAGCAATTCCATGCCCTTGCGATCCACATCCGAGAACTCCCCGCTGTCGGGCAGTTCGAATTTCTTGAATTTGAATGCCATGTTTTTCAGTTTTTGATTTGACCTAATTTTTCGAATACCGAACTGCGTGAAGTGAGTGGCGCGGGGGCCGGCTCGGCTTTGAACATCGACAGTATTCTGCTGTGTACTTTTTCGTATTCATCGGGCGCGGTCTCCCGTAATGCCTTGACATATCGTTCCATGTCGTCCAAGGCTTTCATGTCGCCGATATACTCCGTGTGCTCGTTGGCGCCGAAGGTGACGACCGAAATCTCGTGCAGAATAATCTCCTTCACGATCAGGCAGTCGAGGTCGGGATCGTAATCGCATTTGTCCCATACATACCGATAGCCTATCGAGAACTGGTTGAGCACCCCTTCGTGCATCTGCACCCATGCGCGGCGAGCGTCCGGCACGGCATCGAAATCCGAGAGCTGCACCGTGGCGTATCCGCCGTCGTCCTTCTCCTCGATCGACAGGATGCGGCCGATCGGGTTCTTCGTCTCGTGCTGCCACAGGAATTGTATCTTCCGGTTCGTCGCAGACGCCGGCCCGCGCTCCTGAATACTCTTGCTGATGCAGCCCTTCATCAGCATGTCGCCGTCCGAATCGACCGTTCCGAACGAACAGAACTTCACGAGAATGATGTGTTTCTCTTCGTCCACGACATCGGCCTTCAATATCGGCGCTTGCTTGAAAGCCCCGCCGCGGTTCATGACTTTTTTATACAGTAGTTTGTCCATTATTCCAGAATGTTTGCAATGATGTTTTTCCCCTGTTGCTCGGTAATGAGACCGGAGGCGATCGCGTTGCTGGCAGCCGTCACGGCCGCCGTCAGCGAATCGGCATACAGCCGCTTCGCTTCCTGGAAGATCGACAGGTGATCGAAATAGGGAACGATGCGGAATCCGTCGAACCCGTGCGCCGCGTTCAATACCTCCGATATTCGCTCTGCATCCGGTTTGATCGCATCGTTGTACAATTTGACCTCGGCCGCCGTAAGATTCGCATAGGTCGTCCCTTCGGTGTCGATCAGTACATACGGCACTTGATAGGCATCGGCGATCTCCTTCTTGGCATTGCGCTGCACCTCCGTGAGATTCATGTCCTTCATGTTGGCCGAAATCTGCACGAAAGCGGCCTTCAATCCGGTCACGATGTACTTATATTGGCCCTTCATCACGCCGTATCGCCGCAGGGCCGCTTGTGCCTGCTCCCGATCCTCCTTGTTCTCCGGCAACACGGATGTCCGGAAATCCTCGCTGTTCAACGAGATGATACCCAATGCCCCTCTGTTGATGATGAGTTCGTTCTGCGCCTCGAATGACGACACGAAAGGATTGACGGCGTTCTGCAAGGCTGACAGACGCGACTGCGATGCTCCGAAGATATTCGGATTATAGGCCGAATCCCGCACGACGAACATCTGATCCCGATCGACACGAATTTGATAATCGTTGATCGAAACCATATAATAATCGATCTGCGGATCGGGCCGGAACCCGGTGAATTCGGAGGTCGTCACCTCCTGAACAAGCGGATTCGGAATCACGTAGAGTTCGTAGGCCGTGGGCACACCGACCGGCTCCCAGCGAAGAATATAGGCTTTTCCGTAAATATCCTTGAAGGCTTCGATCATCGCCGTGAAATCCTCGATCGTTTGAAAGTCATTCGGATGCTTCCACCTGTTCAGTTCCTCCGTGCGACCTGCAACCTGGCGAGCGTCGTCCGACGGATCGACAGCCCACCAGCGGGCGTTGCGAATTGCCGCGGATTTCTTGGTCACGACCGAAAACAACGCGCTGCACCGAGCGTAAGCGATAGTCTGTCCGGCAACGGTGTCGCAGTTGATCGTACTACCGCTGCCCAATCCCATTGCCGAGAGAAAATCGCGCACAGAGACGAACCGCTGTTCCTCCGCTGTCGGAGTTCCGCACTCCGGTTTTGTCGTCAAGTCCTGACTTTTACTTCGCCACTTCAAGCTGAATCTCATTGCACATAGCCTTTGAAGCAAATGTAAGGGCGATAAGAGAGGGTTCTCCGAACTTTTCGCTGTTTTTTCATTTTCGGCGGTTGCAGACCCAATAGAGATACTCCATTACAGCGTATCGGGCCGCATCCCACAAGTGATTGAATTTGTCGATCGGCTGGTTGATCGTAATGCCGTTCACCGAATCCCACACATAGGAATTGGCCTCGGTTTGGAAATTACGGCTGCGGACGATATGGAGGCGGAACGATTTGACCATGTGAATTCCGTCCGTTACGGAACCGGCATATTTCTTCGCCTTCACCACGCTGAGCCCGCGCAGCAGCAGGCCGTCGACCATCGATTCGGGATTTTTAGCGTATTTGTCCGCCGAGTCGGCGAATATGGGCATCCGCCCGACTGTCCCCTCGATCGCATCGTAGAGCAAGGCCGGATCGGAGCAGGGTGCATAAAACTCTTCCTTCATGTATAGATCAAGCCCCCGAAGCCCCAGACGGACGAGCGCCGTAGGATCGTTCGTAAATCCGAAGTCGAGACCGAACACGACCCTTTCCAGGTCGGACGGAAATTCATCGATCCAGTCGATATTCGGATAGACAAGACCCTCTTTCGCTGCACGGATTCCCAATCCATAGACTTTCCATCGCCACTCGTCGGCCGTGCCCGCAGCAATGTTCGCCGGTGTAGGTTCATAGGATTCGATTTCTCGTATGACCCCAGGCGGGCAGAACGGATTGTCTTTGTATGTCGTGTGCGTAAAATAGGTGTGCGGCTGCCCTTCCAGTTCGAAGGCCCAATGTTCGGTATATTTGGGATTCCAGTCGCCGATGACCATCGTCGTGCAGCGCATCGTGATATTTTTGTACTGCTGCTTCGAGATGTCGTCCAGCATCTCGTTGATGTAGATGATGTCGCAATCGTATCCTTCACGGCTATCCATTCTGTCCAATCCGCGGAAATGGATCACGGAGTTGTTGATATAGTAGTCGGGATGTTGATTCTCGCTGCGCATCGCATCGGGATCGTAGACGCCGCGCAGGGTCAGTTTCTTGCGGAAATCGGCAAGGGTGATCTCCTTGCAGGCCTGCAACGTATTTCGATATACGAAGATATTGAGCGGGGATAGTGCGAGCGTACAGATGTCGTACAGAAAATCGAAGGCATCGTAGGTCTTCCCCGAACGGCTCGACCCTTCATTAAAAATCTTCAACACCGCATCCTGTTCCCTGTACTGCATGTACCGATACATGAGGTAACGATACACTTTCCCCCGATAGGTGCGGATGTCAGGCAGACGATGCATCGGCAGGCGGTGTTTTTTCGATCGACAACGCATCCTCCGCGTCTATTTGAATGACGACGGGAGCGACGGCAGGATTTTCTATCTTTCCGGATAGTTTCACCTCCTTCGGCGCTGCGTAACCCAACATGTTCATGATGCTGTCGAGACTCTTCTGCTTGTCGTAGCACTCGATCTTCACGAACTCCTCGACAATCTCATCGCCATTCGAAGCGATCCGTTTGACCTGTTTGGTATTGATCGACTTTATACATGCCTTCTCATCGTCCGTGAGCGACTCGAACTCTTTAAGCGACATCCAGCCGTTACGAATGCGGGTCGCATCCGAAAAGGCGATCTTCTGGTGCTCGCGGATGATCTGCAAGGCCGAGATGCCCGCAGCCTCGGCAAGGTGAGTTTTCAGATATTCGATCCTCGCTGCAACCTCGCTGTTTTGTAATAGCAGATAGGCATTATTCCATACCGTGTTATCGCTCATGTTCGAACATCTGTAAGCATAGCGATATGCCTCGGACGCATTACCGCATTCGAGGTACTTATTGCAAAACTTTTCCTGTTTGATCGTGAGCTTGCCCATATATGCAAAGATCGCCTATCGGGGAGACGATTCTTTCAACTTTTCGCTCTTTTTCATTGCCCGATATAGCGGTATTGTAGGTGTGCATGTAAATCATGCCACTCTTCGATCAGTCGGGGATGCCGTTCGACAAATGCCTCCCACTGTACGCGGCGCAGATAGACCCGCCCGTTGCGGACGACTGCGCCGAGTGTCCGATCCACTCGAATCGATTTCCATATCCAACGTGTCGAAATGCCGTACTCATCGGCTGCGGCCTGAATTGAGACAAAATGGTTCATTGCAAATCCCGAATTAATTACTACCTTTGTTCTTGGGTGAGGGGGGATCTTTCGGGATCGCCTCTTTTTCTATTTTTCCATCTCTATCAAATAATCCATATTTGACCAACCGCCAGCAGCTTTAACAGACGCGACGCACGTTTCCATATATCTATCTGGAATCGGATATAAAAGCTGATCTTGACGATAGCCATAACTCGACCCGCCTATAAACCGGATATTTCCCCACTCATTACGAGTCAATATGTACTCGATGAATTCCCTAACGGTATATTCTCGATCGAATATTACATCATAAGGCGCGGTCTCATCCCCGCCTATTTTATCTGTTCGTCTGTATTTTATCATTTCCTCTACCTTTCGAGTTTCACCACCTCGCCCATTCCGACGATACCTCGCCGGCGCAGACGCTTGATAAAGTTCTTCATGTTCAATGCCTGCTCATAGTAACAGTCCTTTTCGACCTTGACACGCGATTTGCGGTCGCTCTCGATCTTCATGTTCTCAGGATTCAGCCACGAATAGGCCGAAACCTCCACTTCCGCTCTCGACGCTGTCCGCGTAACCGTATTGAATTTATAGAGGGTATGACCGGGCACCCGAACCATCTGTCCGATCAGTTTGTATTCGTTCTGCTTTCGTTCGACGGCCTCGATCTGCGCTTTGGCTATCTTATCGTTCGTCACGCCGTCATGTGGAGTCAAGATGTCCATCGTTCTATTCGTTTTCGTAAATCGGTCGCCAGCCGATAACCACACCATCGTATCCGAGACACTCTTCTGCATTCTGGCAGAAGGAATAGCCTCCATCACACATCCACACATCATCTTGGCGGGCTCCAAGATAAATTCGCTCATGTTCGCCGTCCGAGACTTTCATCAAAACACACGAATTATTTTCCGGCAGTTCCTCATTCGGATTACGCCAGCGGGTCAATTCTTCCCGCTCGGATTGGGCACCTGCAATAAAGTCACATTCAGTTAACTTCATGTGACTGCCGTATTCTCTCGTCCCACCACGCCACACTTTTCGAGCATACTTTTTTGCCCTTTCCTTAATCGCTTTCATATCTCATCCAATTTTTGGATAAATGATCTCAAATCTTCACACAGCGCAGGGTCGCACACCCTACCGCTCCCGTCACAACCGTCCTTATATTTGCATGAGGATTTGAATGCCTCTATTGCCTTTTCACGCATCCGCTCCTCGGTTTCTTGCTCGGCAAGTCCTGCCATCCTTTCGGCATCCTGCATTGTCACATACCCGCTATACGGATAGCTGCACTCGTGATCGTACAAGTAATTTTCAGCTCTTTCACTTTTCATTATTCTACTCCTTTCAGTAATTCTGGGTTATTGTGCATATTGCCGATTGCCCACATTTGATAGGAATCGTCGAAGCAATCGGAAATAAGAAAAATATCCACGTCGCCGAAGTTCACAACGAACCCACAGTTTCGCCACTCGACCACTCCGATGCTCCCGAACTTATCGGTCAGTACATCCCCTTCGCAAATTTCTTCACCGTTCTTGTCTTTCAGACCCGTGTACTGGCCGATTGTATCGGGGTAAACTTCGTCAATGATTGCCTTTATTCCATTCTCTTCCGAATATTTTGTCATCGAAACAATGCCAGTTTTCCCATTAAAACACTCCACAAGACTACCGACAGCCCATTCCATTGTATCAGGGCGTTTGCCTCGGAATTTAATTTCTCTCATAGTCTCCAATTTTTTTTGTAATTATTTCGAGATTTTGCCAGAATCTCGCTATTTCTTGAAATGTTTGATAATCTCCTCGGCGGTGGCCTTATGCCGAGCAAGTCCCTCCCATTTAGATATGATCGGATCGTCTTCAACATGATCCATACCGATACATAGTGACCATCTATCCGTAATTTCGTTTACATACCACTGCATGTAATCGTTCTCGTCGTTCATCGCCGCCAATGCCTTAAACAGCTCGATATTCTCGCCGCAGTCTATGGCTGGGTGTCCTTTGGCAACATTTTCAGCCTTGAACTGGTCGATGGAATATCGGGTTTCCTCGTCGTAGTCGCAGATCCCGTGCACCTCGTAAGCGATTTTAAGCCGATCAATCCCTCTGCAATGCAGGGTGTTACAGCCGTCAAATAGGCAGCAGGAGCAGACGTGATACCCGATTCCCTTCAGCCATTCGGTCAGCTCCTTTCGCTTTTCCGCATCCTCGACACGGACAAAGCACGGTGTTGTAAACTCCATACTATTTCACCAATTCGAATTCGTAAACCACCACCCACGGGTTCCGATCCCATGTTCCACGGCCGGACACCTTGTCGATCAGCGAAGCGAAGGCTTCGCGGGGAGTGTCAAACCCATCATCGCTATTTCCAAAAAGGCCGTAAACTTCGTATTTGTCGTACTCTACATCCCCTAAGATACCCTCCTTCATGCAATCCTCCTCCGAAATATCCTGCAACCGCTCGCACTTGATTCCGGTGATGCGGATTCGGTACGGCATCAGTGCAGGGTTTACAAATAGCTTATTGCCCCATCCTGCATGTTCCTTTGGAACGTGGTAATTGCCGCAACTCTTGTAGCTCTGCGCCACGGCCACGACCTCGCCGACCTTGTAGCGGGGTGCTTCCCTCTCGTAAAATTCTTTTTCGCTTTCATGGACATATACGCCGCCCACGCTCGGAGCATCAGAAACAAACTCCATCCATTGCTCTGTAAGGGCCCACGGAACCAGCCGCCTCGCCATGGTCTTTCGACCCTCGATGACCGCCTGCGTCAAGCCGTAGCGGTCGTTGAACATAATCTTTTTCATCCTTTATAGTTTTTGAATTCCACACTCTTGAAAATCGCCCGATGATTGCACCAGCGGGCCAACCGTTTCTGCTCATTTGTCGGCTCGACGTTATTATCGAAATCCCTGTATGGCTGGGCGAACGGGAGTACTCCCAATTTGCGCAAAGCATTGATTCGCTCCAATGCGTCATCGACATCTTGAATCAGGCAGTAGACAAAAATCCGATAAGGCTTAACACCTCGACGTCCCAATTCTTTCACACACTTGGCTACCGGTTCCATCTGTGACATCCGGTCACAGGCGAATCGTATCTGATTCATCCATTTCACGCGGGACAACAAGTCGAGGATGAAGGCGTCGTCGCAAGCCTGACGTGCATCCAGACCTTGATTGAAATCTACGGAGATACCCATACGGACGATCTCCTCGATCTGTTCCAACCCGAAGTCCGACGCCAGCACATTGTTGTCGAGCAGCACGGCGCGCCGTTTGTCGCCGATGAATTCACGAAGCGGCGATGCCGGACGGATCGAGCCCTCCTTATGCGGAACGATGCACCACGGGCAGCGGTTCACGCATCCCCGCGTCAGAAAGCCATAGGCTTCGTCCACTCCGTACAGCGAATAATCCGGACAGCAATGTTCGATCTCGTCGGGCAGCGTCGTCGTGTAGTCTTTATAGCCTGTGCCGGCACGTACGACCTCGCAAGGGTAATAATCCGGACAGTCGGGCGTGAAGGTGAAGACCTTCGACATGTATACCCGATCGTAATGCCCGAACATCGGGTCGGCGAACTCTACCATATCGCCCTGCGACTTATGCCACGCCGACAACTTCATCAACGCGAGATTCGGAAAATGATGCCCGTCGACATCTACGAGGCCTATTTTCTGCATCGTTCGTATTCATTTATCGTTTCGAATATCCGCAGCGCCACCTGCGGGACTATGGCATTGCCGTAGGCTTTGATCGTCCAGCCGGCCCACGCGGCCGCCAGGTCGAAGCCGCCGATGCCGCTGAATAGGGAGGCGTGCGTCATTGGTACTCCACCGCTGCTCTGCGATCGATGAAGAAATGAATACCCGGTGCGCATTCGCTCCACATGTTATCGT